CTACTTCTTGCAATATATGGTTTTCGTCTGCTTTAAAAGAATTTTCTTCTATAAATTCATTTATTTTCGTTCGCAACTTTTCCCTGTATTGATCATTTAATGAATATTGACGTTCCTTTATGTAAGATAATTCCTTCTTTATAAATTCAACTCTTTTTAATAAATCATTTCCAAAAAAGTTAATAAAAATCACGACTCAATGATTACGGTCATTGGGAAAGGAGAATTATGCTAACAGGCGAGAACAAGGATTTCACGCTCATACGCTGCCACGACAACGCAGAGTGGTTACAGCAGCGCACCCACGGCATAGGCGGAAGCGACGTAGCAGCAATTATGGGCATTTCAAAGTATAAGAGTGCATATGCGCTGTACATGGAAAAAGTGGGGCTCTTACAGCCCGAGGATATCTCAGACAAGCCGGCTGTTCATTGGGGATGTGTGCTTGAGCCTATCGTAGGCGAGGAGTACAAGAAAAACCACCCAGAACGTGAAGTACGCCGCGTAAATGCAATATGCAAATCAATTAAACGCCCCTGGGCACAAGCAAGCCTTGATTACGAAGTTAAAGACGAAGAGCTGGGCTGGGGCGTGCTTGAAATTAAAACGGCAGGGCTTATGAGAGCACCCGACTGGGAAAGCGGCATACCAGCCTATTATGTGACGCAGATAGCGCACTACTTAAGCGTTACCAAGCGTGAGTTTGCAGACGTAGCCGTACTCATAGGCGGGCAAGAGTACCGCGAGTACAGATATATGCGAGATATACCATACGAGCAAAAACTTACGCGCGCAGTAGATGACTTTTACCACAACTCAATCGTAGGCGGCGAAGTACCACCGATAACGGACAAAGCCTCAGACACGTTCACCGTGCTTAACGCTAACGAGCCGCACACAAACGAAGTGGTGGACTACACAGACGACCTAACACCATTTAAGGCTCTTTTGCAGGCACGCGAAGCGAAAGAGGAAGCAGAAAAAGCTTACAAGCAGGCAGGAAACGAAATCAGAAAAATTATAGGCGACGCGAAAGGCGTAAAAACGGCACTGGGCAGGTTTACATGGACACGTAGCGAGTGCAAACGTTTCGATATGAAGCGATTCACAAGCGAACACGAACAGCTCAAAGAGCAGTACATGACCAAGTACACACGCGATGGTGGAATACGAGTAAGCGAAGAATAGAAAGGAGCGCACATGCTAAAAATCACCAAAGGCGCGCAAGTAAAGCCGATTAAAAGCGTTATTTACGGACACGAAGGCATAGGAAAATCAACGCTTGCGTCTAAGTTACCCGGCGCCGTTTTTATCGACATTGAGCAAGGCACGAACCAACTAGACGTGGCACGCCTACCGCGACCGCGAACATGGACGGAGCTTTTAGCCGAAATTGCAGACGTTATCAATAACGGTTACGGCATCGAAACGCTTGTAATCGACACGGCAGACGCGGCAGAGCAGCTATGCATTAACCACGTTTGCGCAGGTGCAGGAAAGAAAAGCGTTGAGGAGTGGGGATACGGTAAAGGGTACGTACTTGTACGCGACGAGTTTTCAAAGCTCATAGGATTGCTTGACGAACTCACAACGCACGGCATGAACGTGTGTGTTCTTGCGCACGCATGCATTAGCCGCGTTGAAACACCCGAAGAAAGCGCATCATATGACCGTTGGACGCTCAAGCTCATTGATACCAAACGTACATCAGACGCGGCACTACTTAAAGAGTGGGCGGACTTGCTTTTGTTCCTTGATTATAAAACGTATGTTGAAGTAAACGAAAACGGACGAGGCAAAGCGAAAGGCGGCGTGCGCGTTATCAAGTGCACACACGCGGCGACATACGACGCGAAGAACCGCTACAACTTACCTGATGAAATACCACTAAGCGACAACACGCGAATTGTAGAAATCTTTGACGACGCAAGCGCGAAGGGAAGAAAACGCGCACAGGAACGAAAGGAGAAAGAGCAGGCGTTGGGCATTGACACGTACCCTGAAAGCGCAAGCGTAAAGCACTTGAAGGCGCACATGCTCAAGGACAACATCACAGACGCACAATTGCGCGCGATTGTTGCAGGTACAGGCAAGTACAAAGAAAGCGCAAAAGTAAGTGAATATGAACCATCGTTTATTGAGTACATAAACGCGCATTGGGCAGGCATTGCCAAGAAGGCAAGCAAAAAAGCAGACACACAAACAAAGGAGTAAGCAATGCAAGAAGTTTTTTCGTGGGACTCTAAAGTAGACACAACCATCGATAAGCCTGAATATGAACCGCTAGCGGCAGGTGTATACAGCTTTACGGTATCGAAGTTTGAGCGTAAGCGTTTTAACGGAAGTGCAAAGATGAAAGCATGCCCGATGGCAGAGCTGCAGCTCACATGCACGAACGAAACGCAAGAAGGCACCGTGTTTGTACGTCTTTACTTATGCAAGCAGCAGGTATGGAAAATCACACAGCTGTTCAGAAGTTGCGCGCTTATTCCTGAAGAAGGAAATGAAAACGCAGACTTCCCCTGGGATAAGATCGTAGGCGCACGCGGCATGGTAAAAATTAAGCAGCGCGAGTATAACGGCAAAATTTACAACGACGTGGATGAATTTTTAAGCGTGAAAGAACAGGCGCACATCAACGTAGAAAAGACGAAAGCACAAGTACAAGACGCGCACCCCGAATATGACGACATCGAATTTTAGAGGTAGTCATGGAATTAAGGGCATATCAACAAAAAGCCCTTGACGCAGTGTTTCACGAGTGGAGTACGGGCAAAACCCGTACTCTACTTGTACAGGCAACAGGCACAGGCAAAACCATCGTTTTCGCGCAAGTTGCCAAACGTATTGCAGACAAGGGCAAGCGCGTGCTCATTCTTGCACACAGAGGCGAGTTGCTAGAGCAGGCACGCGACAAAATCAAGACTACCACAGGGTACGATTGCGCGCTAGAGAAAGCAGAAAGCACAGCCGCAGACACAGACGCGCTTATCGTGGTTGCAAGCGTGCAGACGATGACACGCGAGAAGCGCATGCAAGCGTACGCACCCGACGCATTCAGCGCAATTATTATCGACGAAGCGCATCACGCCGCAGCGGACAGCTACACGCGCATACTGGACTACTTTTCAAGCGCATACGTACTGGGCGTGACAGCCACCGCAGACCGCGCGGACAAAAAGAGCCTATCACACGTATTTCAATCTGTAGCGTATGAGTACTTGCTCAATGACGCAATACATGATGGATACTTAGCGCGCATAGAAGCGCAAAGCATACCGCTTAAAATTGACATTGAGCACGTGAGCTTATCAAACGGCGATTACGCGGCAGGCGAGTTGGGCGACGCATTAGAGCCGTATTTAGAGAGCATAGCCGACACCATGCAAACGGTATGTGAGAACCGCAAAACAGTTGTATTCTTACCGCTTATAGCAACATCACGCAAAATTTGCGCGTTGTTACAACAGCGAGGTTTGCGCGCTTGCGAAGTAAACGGCGAAACGGAAAACCGCGCGGAAATCTTGCGCAAGTTCGAAGACGGTACGTATAACGTTATCTGTAACTCAATGCTACTTACAGAAGGTTGGGACGCGCCAACAGTTGATTGCATCGTGGTGTTGCGTGCTACCAAGTCACGCGCGTTATACGTGCAGATGGTAGGGCGCGGAACACGTTTAGCACCGAATAAAGACAAGCTGCTATTGCTTGACTTTCTATGGATGACAGGCACGCATGAGCTTGTACGACCGACCGCGTTATTTGCGAAAGATGAGAGCGTAGCAAAGAAGGCACAGCAGAAATTAGAGGAAACAGACGGAGCTGTAGACCTTGAAGACGCGACGCAAGACGCAGAAAGCGAAGTGCAGAAGGAACGCGAAGAAGCACTCGCGAAACGCCTTGAAGAACTTAGGTACCGCAAAGCGCGCTTAGTTGACCCGTTGCAATACGAGATGAGTATTTGTGACATCGACTTGCAAACATACGAACCGACGTTCACGTGGGAGTTTGAAAGCGTAAGCGACAAGCAAAAACAGCAGCTTGAAGGCGCAGGAATTGACGCGAGCACACTTTCAGCAGGAAAAGCAGCGCAACTTATAGATAGAATCTACAAAAGGCGCGCGTTAGGTCTTGCGACACCGAAGCAGGTACGCATGCTAGAGAAAAAAGGCTTTAATCACGCAGGCACGTGGACGTTTGACGAAGCAAGCGCGATGATGAGCCGTTTAGCCGCGAATGGTTGGAGAATACCGCGCGGAATCAACCCCGCGACATACGAGCCGCACGCGCGCAAGAAAACGACCGCATAACGCAAGGAGACGAGAATGCACCACGACGAAGAAAGCGCGCGCGAAATACTAGACGCATTAAGTTACATTGACCCCGCGTGTTTGAGCTACCAAGAGTGGGTAGACGTAGGTTTTGCGTTGCACGAAAGCGGACTTGCGTGCAGTATTTGGGACGCATGGAGCGCGAAGGACAGCACACGCTACCACACGGGCGAATGTGCACGCAAGTGGAAATCGTTCGGGCACGGACACAGTACGCACGTGAGCGCAGGCACGCTTATGTATCTAGCGAAGCAAGCAGGGTACAGCACGATGGGCGAGGTGTTCGATTGGGATAGCAAAGTAGACACGCGCATCGACAAGCCACCCGCGCCACGTTTCAGTGTTGCGTGGGCAGACGAAGCAACGCCTGACGAGATGACGAGCACGGAAAAAGCGACCGTGCAGTTATCGAAGTACTTAAGCGCGCTATTTGACGACGACGACCACGTGGGATACGTCACAGAGAGCTGGACAACGCAAGACGGGCGCCGCGTACCGACCAAGGGCAGCTACGACAGAACCGCGCTGCAGTTGCGCCAAGAGCTAGCACACGCGAAAGACTTAGGCGCAGTGTTGGGCGATTATGACGCGGACACGGGCGCATGGATACGCTTTAACCCGCTTGACGGACGAGGCGTTGGCAATGCAAACGTCACGGAATACCGTTACGCGCTAGTTGAGAGCGACACCGTACCATACGAGAAACAACTTTCGATGATACGTCAGATGAGGCTACCATGCGCGGCAATCGTTACAAGCGGACACAAGAGCGTGCACGCTATTGTACACATCGACGCGGGCACAGATTACGACTTGTACCGTAAGCGCGTTGAAGAGTTATACGCATACGTACGCACACAAGGCTTTGAACCCGACACCGCGAACAAGAACCCGTCGCGCTTGTCACGTTTGCCCGGAGCGAAACGCGGCGACAACCAACAATCGCTTATCAGCGTAGGCGATGATGCAGAGTTCAAAAGCTGGAGCGAGTGGGTAGACTGGAGAGCAGAAGAAGACGACGACTTACCCGAAATCGAAAAATTTTCAAGCATTTACGAGAACTTGCCCGCGCTTGCGCCCGTGCTTATAGGCACAGAAGAACACGGCATTTTGCGCCAAGGACACAAAGGCATGCTTGCAGGACAGAGCAAGGCTGGAAAATCGTTCGCACTTTTGCAGTTAGGTTTAGCAGTTGCGACAGGCGGCACATGGTTAGGCTATCCATGCTCACAGGGGCGCGTCCTATACGTGAATCTTGAAATAGACGCGGCAAGTTTTGCGCACCGCGTAGCAGATATTGCAAGCGTAAAACAGCTCACGGGCAATTGGGCGGCGAGGTTTGACATCTTGAACTTGAGAGGCTTTTGCGCGCCACTGGATAAGCTTGCACCGAAAATCATCCACAAGTGTTTGAAGGCGTCAGACGGCAAGAAAGGCTATTACTCAATTGTTATCATTGACCCGCTTTATAAGATAATCACGGGCGACGAAAACAGCGCGAGTGAAATGAGTAAATTCACCGCTTTATTCGATAAAATTGCATATTCCACGGGCGCGGCAACATTTTCTGTACACCACCACTCAAAAGGCGCGCAAGGTACAAAACGCACGATGGACAGGGCGAGCGGCTCAGGCGTGTTTGCACGCGACCCCGACGCGCTGTTGGACTTGTCACCGCTTGTCGTACCCGACGACGAAAAAGACGCGCTAGCAGGCGCGACGGCGTGGAGGCTTACAGCGACTTTGCGCGAGTTCAAAGAGCCGGAACCGATAAATATTTATTTTCGTTACCCGATACACGAGCTTGCAGGAGATGAGGCGAGCGCGTGGAAAGTGGAAGGCGAAGAAGAAATGTACAAGCGCTTGACGCCAAAGGAGCGCGAGCAGCGCAAAGAGTCACGCAAAAAGGACAAGCGCGACACGATAAACGCGACGTTATCCATGATATGGAACGAGAAATTCAAGTACCGCTACAGCGTAGCAGACGTAGAACCCGTGACGCTTGCAGAGCTTACGGACGCATACGCAGAAGCGAGCGGACAAGAGGTCACAGCGCAGACCGTTCGCAAGTGGTTGCGTCAAGATTGGTGCACGCTTGAAGGCGTTGGAACGGGCAAAAATTACGCGATTCAGAGCCGAAAACGCGAAAATGAAAAACCGCAGGTAGAAGGCGAGTAGAAAATTTAGAAGGTAGAAGGTAAATCTATATACTTACGTATATACGGTAAATACCTTCTTACCTTCTAAAGCCGGCAAGCCGAAAAACGGAAAATACCCGTCGTGTTTTGAGGTGGTAAACAAACGATTTGCGCAAAAGGGACGCACCGCGCCAAAGGGCGGCGCGGTACATCCTTTCGCTTTCCCTCTTGCGAGAAAAAAATCGTGTTCACCACCAAAACGACAACGACCCTCTAACCCCCTAAAAAAAGAAAAAATCAACGAAACCGCAGGTCGCACATGGAAAAATTCACAGAATACAGGCTACAGGACACAGGACGGCGCGCAAAGAAGCGCGTTGAAGTTGTACGGTTGCGCAAGTGGAGCGCGTGGTTGCCGCTTGAGATACCGCACACGACGCATAACGCGCTCATCGCAAGCGTCACGCACGATGGACGACCGTTCATCAGGAAATCAGACAGGCTCAAGGACGCAGAAAGCAGGCTCATGAGCGCGATTGAGCACGCGCAACGAGTGCAGAAGCGGGCAAGCGAACGCAGGCTGGGCAGTACAGGCGAGGCGTTAAGCGTGGAGGTGACGTGGTGTTTTCAGGACAAGACCGCACGAAAAACGCAGGTAGGCAAGCCGTACACGCGAAAACCCGACATGAGCAACATGCTGAAAACACTTGAGGATTGCTTGACGCGCGCAGGCGTTATCGAGGACGACAGGCTCATCGTGAAGGAGAGTTTGCGCAAGGCATACGATGAACGCGAGGGCATTCTTGTCACGGTGGAAGAGTTCAGAACATAGCGGAGAATGAACGTAATAGGGCAAATCGTCGCGCAAATAGGGCGCGTGATACATTGAACGAGAGAAGGCGTAAAACGCGCTAAATGAGGCATTACAGAGCCTCACAGAAAATATAAGCATGTAAAACAGTGTAAAACGAATAGAAAGGCAGGAAACTATGGACTACGGTATGGACGCATACGAAAGCCGTATGACGGTAGATTTTGATAATGCATATTCTGAACAAGATTATGCATACGATGGATACCGCGCATACCAAGCAGAACTAGACCGCGCAGAACGTGAAAACGACGCACGCGACGCACGCGATGAGCGTCACGCAGGCGAATATGAAGACGTTGAAACGTGGATACCCGATAACGGCGGCGCATACATTACAGACGAGGAATGGAAGGCAGCAAATCATGACGAACAACTATATATTGAGTCACCAGCGCATAAAACAGTACGTGCATACAAGATATAGGATATAATGACATGAAGACCCTTTAGCGTTTCGGGAGTGTACATGCTCAAAGAAAAAGTACTAGACCCAACCAAATTTATATGTGCACGTGATTTATTTTGCGCAGCGCATGACGCATCCTTGGAAGCAAAGACAATTGAGAACGCACTAGAGCGCGCCCGCACTCGTGAGCAGGTACACACACAATCATACGGTATCCATTCATCGTGCGGCATTAGAGACGTTATGCAGCCAACAGATGCGCGCATGCAGTTAGAGGAGCGTAAAAAGGAGCTATACGAGCAGGATATGCAGCTTATCAGATATTGTTACGAGGTGCTGTATGGGCGCGACAAGTCACACGGACTATCGGAGCTAGTGGACTTTAGAGCCGTACAGGCCGTTGAATACAAATACTTACATGATATGAAATGGGTAGCGATAGCAGCGCTTTTTAACGCGCCTGTTATAACTGCTAGGCGTATGTGTGATTATGCGTTCGATGTGATCGATTCGCTCGGGTTCGAGAAGACAATAGCAGGCATCGGACAAGCAACGCTAGATGATTATATGGTGTGAGTTGTTCGGAAAAAGCGAACAACTGAAAAGGATATGCAAGCAAAAAGGGGCCGTTAACATGAAACGTGATATGGCAATTATACGAGAGATATTGTTGTTATGTGAACAAGCGCGCTCAGGCTTCGATTTGTCTAGTGGATGTGTTTCGCAAGATGAAAGGGATTCATACGCTTATCATGCTCAGTTGCTAGATGATGGGGGATACATCATCGCTAACGTTAAGTGTACGGCAAGCGGGCACGCAATAACGGTGCACATTGAGCGCATGACGTGGGCGGGAACGGAGCTATTAGAAAGCTTGCGAAATGAGAGCGTGTTCAAAGAAACGATGAAGAGGCTTGCTAAGACTGCAGGCGCGTTCAGTGTTTCGCTCATACAAAGCATAGCGGCGGAAGAATTAAGGAAGCTTGTGTGACCTTATCAGAAAAGACATACAGACGCACAAACAAAATGAGCAGCAATGAGCAAGAGTGAGCAGCAATGAGCAGCTTTGAGCAGGCTTTATGTGCTAATGTATAAAGTGGCAAGACGTACGGGGGTTACCAAACCTTTGTACGCCTTTTTATATACAGGGGGCTTTAATGTACAAGCGCCTAAGCACTGCGTCTATTCATAGGGCATAGGTTCTATTTATAACCGTATAGATATACCTGAAAGCGGCACACATGCATGATCACGCCTCACACGCTAACCCTAGAAAACAAAACGGTAACGCACGCCGCAAAATCAGAGCTTATTTGCAGATGAGCCAGGAACCCTGCTGGATATGTAAGCTACCTATTGACTATAGCCTAGGGGCACCTAACAAGTTGGCTATGGTAGCAGATGAGCTAGTCCCTGTTTCAATGGGTGGAAGTCCATACACTCGTAGTAATGTACGGGCTGCGCATTGGGTATGTAACTCGTGGAGAAGTACAAAACCGCCTCAATATGTAAGCGTTATATATAGCATGGTCTATAACGTTTATCATTATTCGTGTTCAACTCCTTATGACTTCGTCAATTGTGCAAAGTTAATCGAAAAAAGAAATATTAAAACTCATTCAATTTTTGAAACTGTTTCAACTGATTGGTAACTATGCTTTTTACCTGTAAAAACTTGCATTTATGCAGGTAGGGGGGGGTCTTTTTATGCAGTTTGCGCTGGCCACCCTCCTAGCACGGGGCCAATACCCCCGAGATGTTTTTTTTCTGGGAAAGGCTTTGTGTATGAATATTGAGCATCTCATTCCATACGCCAAAAACGCGCGCCACAATGCTCGTGCAGTGCCCGTGGTTGCTGAATCCATTAAAGAATTTGGGCTTCGCGGCCAAATTATTCTAGAAAGCAAAGACAACCCCGTTATCGTAACGGGGCATACCCGTGTTCTTGCGTGTAAGTCGCTTGGATGGACTGAAATCCCCGACAAAAACATCGCTTATTGCGACGACCTCACCGAAGAACAGATTAAAGCGTTTAGAATTGCAGACAATAAAACAGCCGAAGTTGCAACCTGGAACATCGCTTTACTCAAAAGTGAGCTTAAAGGCATTAAAACCCTTGATATGTCTAAGTTTAAGTGCGTGCCAGTTCCAAAGGCGGCAACATATGGCGCTGAACGCCTGCGAACAGACCATGTTTACAATCTAGAGATTAGTAACCGCCAAACGTGCAACAAACAAGGCTATCCAGAGCTTAAACGCTGTTTTAGCGTTCCTGATGAGCTTATTGGCTTTAACTATGCAAAATCGCTATCTAATGGCGAAAAGAAAAACAAAGGTTGCCACTTCTTTGTCGATGATTATCAGTTTGAACGCATATGGTCGGCTCCTGATAAGTACGCAGACACTCTCAAAGGCTTTAAATGCGTGCTTACGCCTGATTTTTCGCTCTATCTGGATATGCCACTACCGATGCAAGCATGGAATCACTATCGCAGTCAAGTTGTTGGTCAATTCTTGCAGCAAAAAGGCTTACGAGTCATCCCAACGCTTTCATGGGCAACGCCTGACACGTTCTCTTTTTGCTTTGAAGGTATCCCACACCACTCAGTAGTTGCCGTCTCAAGTGTAGGCGTTAAAAGCACACAAGAGCAGTTAAGCATTTGGAAAAGTGGCATGGAAGAAGCAATCAAAAGACTACAGCCGCGCTGCATATTGCTGTACGGTGGTCGCATTGATTTTGATTTTGGACAGATAAAAGTTGTTGAATACAAAAACGGCGTAACAGAAAGGCTAAAGCATGGGCGGTAGAGGAGCGAGCAGCGGAAGTAGCGTTTATGGTAACGCCTACGGAACGCAATACCATACGCTATTAACGTATGGGAACATTAAGTTTGTGCAAAAGAATAACCCTGATTCTGAAACGCTAATGGAAACCATGACCCCAGGAAGAGTGTACGCTGTTATCGGGAAAACTAATGAAATACAGTCCATAGTTTACTTTGACAATGAAGGCAAAAGAAGTAAACAAATTGACCTACAACACGCCCATACAAACAAGGCAACTGGTGAAAAAATGCAGCCACATGTTCATTATGGATATTGGCATAATGAGAATGGGTCAAAAGCAGGTGCATCGCACCTCACCGATAAAGAACAACAAATGGTTGACAGAGTCCTTGAACAATGGCAAAATTACATATCGTAATGGGTTGTCGTATAGGAGGATTACGCCTTGTTGGAGGAGACTCCGGTGCAAATCCGGGCGCCCGTTACATTAGCCGCTCTTTGGAGCGGTTTTTTATTACAGGAGAACATAATGACCAGCCAAGATATCAAAATCCTATGGTACTTACGCGATAGTAATGACGTGCATTTCTTAAAGTTGGTAGCGCAGACCGCAAGCGCGTTGGTTGAGCTTGCAAATACGCACAAAGAGATTGATAATCTTAAAGAAAAGATTACTCAAGAAGATTTACGGTTGATGAGAGAAAAGCATGGAGATACCAAAGCTGTTTAATAGTCTTATGCAAGCAATAAAGCTAGCAGGAAGCCTTGACGTTGAGCTCAAAGCAATTGAGTTTTATCGTGAGGTTGAAAAATTGCAAGACGAATTAGCCGACGTGAAAAAAGAGCGAGACGAATACAAGGAGCTTTATGCGCGTAAACAAGCGCTCATTTTTAGGAACGGTGCTTGGTACATTGATCCTAAAAGCGGAATAGACGCAAAACACCCTATATGCAATAGATGTTATGAACGCACAGGCGATATATCCTATATTGCAATGTATGGTAAAGTTGCGCGTTGCCCTAATTGCGACAAAGTATTTCCGCGTCTTAAAGTAACGTGTACGATACGGAGCACGCAAAAGCTCATCTAACACGTATTTTCAAAATCAACAACGAAGAAGCCGCCTTATAGGTGGCTTTTTTATTAGGAAAACACCATGGCAAGTAAAAAATCAACAGGTCTCAAAAAGCCTGAGAGTATAAAAACAGACGAATGGAAAGCAAAGAAATGGGATGAACTTGTTAAAGGCCGCGCGTTTACGACCGTAGACATCCCAACGCTTACCATGCTTGTTCAGTGGTATGCCGTGCTTGAGCGCTGTATTACCGATATCAGTGAAGCAGAGGGCTCGGTTGCTTACTCAAACAAGATGGGTGATTACAAACCCTTGCCGCAAATTGGTGTAATGAAGCAAGCAAGTGCTGAAATACGCGCGCTTAATAAGCAGCTGGGCATTGCAGACGGAAGAGATGTAGCCGCCACTCCCGCTCAAGGTAAGACAAGTTCTGTTCTAAGGCTTGTACAAACTCGAAGACAAGAGAGAAAGCATGCCTCAATCTAAAAAACGCATTGGCTCCCAGATTCCGCGTATTAGAGTGACTCCTCCAAGTATTGTAGACACCCAAGATGGAAAAGACGCGGCCAAACTGTGCAGCGAATACTGGTTTACTCCTGATGACTGGCAAGAGAACATATTAAAAGATTGGCTTGGCCGTGATAAAGATGGTCACCTTGCAACCATTACGGCAGGGCTATCTGTACCGCGCCAAAACGGTAAAAACGGATGCATTGAGGCTCTTGAGTTCTATCTTCTCTTAACCGACCCAAATACGCATATCTTACATACCGCGCACCAGGTAAAAACATGTAAGCGTGCATTTAAGCGCTTAAAACAAGCGTTTACTAACACCGACCACCCCGAAATCTGTGCATTTGTAGAAACGGTACGCTCAACTAACGGTGAGGAAGGAATATTTCTTACAAACGGTGCATCAATTGAGTACTCCGCGCGCTCGCGCAGTGCTGCTCGTGGTTTTGATAAGATCTCACTTGTGGTGTTCGACGAGGCACAAGAGCTACTAGATGAGCAAGTAGAAGCGCTTTTGTTTACTCTTGGAGCCTCTGAAACAGACCGCGCAATGATTTACACAGGGACACCTCCTGACCCTGAAAAGGTATACGCAGAAGTATTTCCTCGTATGAGAAAGCGTATTTTAGAGCATCCAACGCCACATTCTTCTTGGCATGAGTGGAGCATAGAGACACTACCTAAAAAAGATGTGAGCTACGATGAGCTCACTGAAGAACTCTATCTTACTAATCCAGCGCTTGGTAAGCGCCTATCTTTTGAGTTTGGTCGAGAGGCTTTTACAAGCTCTTCCCTTAAAGGATTTTGTAGAGAAGCTCTTGGATATTGGGAAGATGTATCTGCAAACAATGCAGCAATACCCAAGCAGCTATGGGAAGCTTCTACTATTGAGAGCATAGGTGACAAATACCGATACAAGACGGCACTGGCCGTTAAATTCAGCGTGGACGGTTCTCAATACGCACTTGCAGGCGCAAAGATGAATAAACACCATGAAATTGCTTTTGAGCTGATTGCAGTTGACTCAACAGCTCAAGGCACGCGCGAGCTTGCGCAAAAGTTAGCAGATAGGCAAAGAAGCGTTGCATGTGTTTCTATCGACGGGCAAGCAGGCGCAGAGGCGCTTGTGAATGACTTGGTAGACGCAGGTGTTAAACGAGGGTATGTAATGAGACCAAACGCACGCGATGTTATAGGTGCTGCAGTAACGCTTATCTCTGGCCTAAAAGATACAACGATCAAACATACTCATCAAAAAACGCTGTATGCAAGCGCACTGGGGTGTACCAAAAGGAGCATAGGGCAAAACGGAGGTTGGAGTTTTGGCTCAACAGACTCTGCTTCTTCCATT